CAGGGTTAAAATGTAAACCAACTTTCTTTTCACCTTTTGTTACCTTATCTACATCACTCCAAACACTTAATAGTTTTTCGTAAATGTTTTTAATGTTTTTTGTCTGTGATTTCTTTTCCATATACCTTTGCTATCTCCTTTGCTATTTCTAATATTTTATTATCACTATCTTTAATGACACTAAAAGATAAAGCTAACTTTTCTTTTAGTGCCATAATTTCTAAATCTTTATCTTGAGCTTTTTTCCTTTCTTCTAATTTATAACGAACTTCTTCATCAACTTGTATATCCTTTTCTTTAAGTTGTGCCTCTAAAGATGCCACTTTGTCTTGTAAAGTTTGTATATCCTTTTTCATGGGATTATAAATATCATCCATTATAAACCTTTTCTAAAGATAAATTTTTAGTTTTCATATCTTGAACCGCTTGACCTACAAACCCACCAAATTCCATAGACATTGATGGAGGGAGCATTTTTCTTTCTTTGGGAGTTAACATGATGTACTTTGCCACCCAGATGTCTAACGGATTGTTAAACTGTGATGGGCTTGTGTGGTCTAAACCTATTTCCGTATAACATTTTTTAATCGGAATAAATTTTGATTCGGTCATATAAGTTTTGTATAATATTTTGTATAATAAATCTATACCTTTTATATATTTATTTTTTTATTAATTATGTTATAAACTATTATTGATTCTATTATGAAGCTAAAGGAAATACGTTATAAACGGCATAAAATAAGGGTTTTTTGGGAGTATAGTAAAGAGCATTTAGCTATCTTTGACCCTAACGAATCAACCCTTACGATTAGCCCCAAACTATCACAATTTACACTTGCAAAAATACTATTTCATGAGATTTGGCACATTATTTGTCATTATAAAAAGAAGAATATTAATAAAATAGGAGAAGAAAAGACCGCCTTATTATGTGAAGAATTTGCGGTTATCCTTAAAGATAATTTACAACTTAAAAAAATATTAGATAGGTGTTTAAAGTGATTCCTTTTCCTGATAAGAAATTTAAAATCATCTATGCCGATCCCCCTTACTACTTTAAAAGCTATTCCCAAAGAGGTGAAAAGAAAAATGCAACACAACATTATAATTGCATGGAATTTAACAATATCTTACGGCTTCCTATATTTAATATTTGTGATGTGGATTGTGTACTTTTTCTGTGGGTTACTGATCCATTCCTTCAAAAATCTTTTGAACTTATTAAGCGTTGGGGTTTTACTTATAAAACGGTGGCTTTTACTTGGGTTAAGACAACTCCAAAAAATAAATACTTTATGGGATTAGGTTATTGGACAAGGGCAAATCCAGAAATGTGTTTGTTAGCCACAAAAGGAAAACCAAGTAGAATTTCAAAAGACGTAGAACAATTAGTAATAAGTGAACGAAGAAAGCATAGCCAAAAGCCGGATTGTATTAAAGAAAAGATTGTTGAGTTGTGCGGTGACGTTCCAAGAATTGAATTGTTTGCTAGGCAAAAAACTTTAGGGTGGTCTTGTTGGGGTGATGAAGTATGATTGAAGTTAAACTAGAACCTTATGAAGTTCAAATGGCTTATGACGTAGCCGGTAGAAGATTTATAGAGAATCAAAAAATGGGGCGTAGCTTTGGTCATGGTTATCAAGGAACAATAGAACGAACTTTAGCTCTAGGTATTAGTGGAGCTTGTGCTGAAGTGGCGTTTGCTAAATGGAAAAATGTTTTTTGGAATGGGAGTTATAGCGATACATATAGCACTTATAATAAACCGGACATTGGTAAAGATATAGAAATACGTTCACAATTTAAAAAACCTAATAATGTTTTAATCATAAGACCTAATGATAAAAAATGTAAATATGTTTTAGTTGTTGACGAAAACCCTACCTTTAAAATAATGGGGTGGTTTCCTAACTTTGAAACGCCTAATGAAAAATACTTAACTAACTTTGGTATTGCTAGTCGCCCTTATTGTTATGCTATACCTTTAAAAGATTTACATAATGAAAAGGATTTATGAGTAAAGTTAATGTTCAAGTTTATAAACCTTTCGGTCCATCTATTTCTAAACAAGACTTGCCTTTAGATTTAATTAAAGATTTTAAAAAAGACCTTGAAACAATTAGAAACTTGCCTGAAAAAGAACAAATTCCTTATCGTACCGGACATAGTTTAGCCGGTGGATTAGGTGAAAAGGGTGAATTTCTTATTACACCTGATATTATGTTTAAATGGAAAAAGAATTTCTTTGATATTATTATTAAAGAATACGCAAAAATCCATAGACCTAAAGAAGAAGTAGAAAAAATTATTATTAATTCAGCTTGGTATAATGTTATGTTAAAAAACCAATGGAATCCAACCCACCATCATTTAGAATATTTTTCTTCGGCTTTTGAAAATCCTAGTATTAGCACCGTTGGTTATTTATCTATTCCAAAAAATATGCAACCTTTAACCGGAGCTAAAAAGCATAATGATTTTTCCGGAGCGATTGAATGGATTGAAGGTAAAGAAGATTTATTTCAATTTGGTACTTATAAACTTTTACCCCAAGAAAGAGATTTTTTTGTCTTTCCTGCTTCGCTTAATCATATCGTCTTTCCTCATAATTCTAACGAAGAAAGAATTTCATTTAGTTTTAATGCGGTTATAAAATTTAAAAAATAAAGCTAGTTAGCTACGCTTATTGCGTATATAATCGCTAAAATTTCAATCACAATTATAGCTTCAACCATAGTAACCCTTTCGCTTCAGTTCTTCTAATTCTTTTTTATGAACTTGATTGTCGTATTGGTGGTCTTCCTTTTCTTTATCTAAATCTATTTTAAGTTTTTTGTTTTCTTCTTGGAGCTTTTTCATTTCAGGAGAATTATTGCCCACTCCTTTAATTAAAGCTAATTCATTTTCACAAAATTGTCTGCGTTCTTTTTCGTCTTTGTAAAGTCTTTCAAATTTGTTTGCTAATGATTGATTCATTGACAAAGTTAAATCTTCAACCATAATAACCTCTTTTCCCTTGCTTGGCATACATCAAAATAGTTTTACGCCCTATTAATATGTTTTTAATGGTATCTACCCTTAATTCTATTCCGGCAGGTTGCCTTGTAAATTCTTCTAAAGTGATTCGTTCCCTTATTTCCTTTGGTAATTTATTGTAACGTATTGTTATATCGTTAATAATAACCAATGAGTTTTTTGTAGTCATATAGCTTTAATTTTTTTAAGTCCTTTCTATTGTGCTTTATAGCGTTATTAAATTCGGTTTTCTTTTTCCATATCCTTTTAATAGGTACTTGCCACATGGTATAGGGTTGTTGTTTTAATAGTTTCATATTTTTTTAAATACTAATACGTTTTGGTGTATCTTAACAATCTTTCTATTTTTCATGGCGGTGTTTGCCCTTACACTAGCCGAACCAATAGCGTTTAATAATATAATCTCATTATAATACTTCATTCCGGCTTCTACGAAAGCGTCTATGGTATCTTTAACAAAGCCATGATAGTAACCTTGCTTATCTCTAAATTCTCCTACTACAAAACAAGCTAGTTCGCCTTGTTTCAATAGTTTACAGCTTTTCTTTATAATTGATTTATAAATTGGTAAAAATTGAGGGTAATCCATATTAGAAATATCTTCTTTCATATTGCTATATATTTCTAAATTGCCATAAGGCGGACAACTAAAAATAAAATCACATTGACCTCCATTAAATTTATCTAGTATTTGATTTGAATCCCCTTCAATCCATTGGGGTTGATTATCTTTATCTAAAATCTTTTGGGCTTGTTTTCTATTGCTTTCTACTTGTTCTTTTCTTAATTCTATTCCGGTATATTTATGCCCCATTGTATTTGCAACAATACCCCTTACCGAACCACCGGCAAAAGGGTCAAGTATTTTGCTTTCTTTATGAGGGCAGAACCAATGGTAAGCTAGTTCGCAAACCACTGGGTCAAAAATACTATGTTCGCCAACGTCTAAAATTCTTTGAGTTGATTCGGCAGGTTTCTTTCCGCTTCTTTCGGCTTGTCTATGCCTACCGGCAAAGTGAGCTCCATCAACTTTTCGCCCTAATTCGCTTTCTATACCCAAAGACTTCCATTTATTTCTTCTCCTTTGCCATCGCCCTTGCTTTGTGTCCATAACGCTAAAGGGTGGCTCTATGTAGTCATCTTTAAGTTCGTAAACCTTTGTTACTTCATTGCCCCACAAATCAATTTGAACTTTGTTTTCTTCTTCTTTATTTGGCATAAATGATTCGTTGTTTGTTCATTAGCTTTTGACTATTAACAAAAGCATAGTTTGAACCTTTAACCACATAAATTAAAACTTTGCTTTTCATATCGTTTTTTATTATGGCTTTGGCTTTCTTTAATGCTTCTTTATAGTTGGGAACTTCATAACGAATCTTCTTACCTTTTGGCTTCCAATCAATACAAGTAAAGTATTCCGGTCTAGTAAACGCTTCTAATTCTCTTGGGTTATACTTCCTTTTCTTATTATTCAAATACATAGCGATTCCTTTCATATACGCATATTATACAAAACAACCCTTTTATCAATATATTAACCTAAATAAATATTAACTAAATGGTTGCAATAAATAAGCCCTATAATGGCTAAAATGCAAATAGTGTTGATTTTAAGCATTAAACCCTTTCTTGGGGGCTTTCGCCCCCATTTGTTGTTACATCGTAAAGTATTTAGGACCTTTTAAATAAAGAGGTCCAGTCCATTGAACTTTATATTCACCAAAAATATTACCTCTTGGCTTATTTAAAGCTGGTGTTCTATATCCGGCAGGTTTCAAAATATCTCCTTTTTTCCAAACCTTATGACGAATTACACCATCTTCTTTGACGATAAACGTATGAACGCCACCATCAGATATAAATTTATAATAGAATTTAGTCTCTTCCATTTTAAACTTA